CAAGCTCATGAGCAAGGTAATTTGTTTTTACTTGATGATGACGCACATAAAGTAGGATTGACTATACCAAAAAGAGACCCATACTTTACAGAGTGGGATAATACTAACTACGGTAAAGCAGAATATCCTGCTGAGACAGGTAATGTGATTATATTTCCATCAATGATATTTCATGAAACAGGAAAGAATATTAAAGACGAACCACGTATATCTATATCAGGGGATATTATGATTACTATGAAAGAGGGTGTAAAATCTGAACATAACATACCATCTCCTGCGACTTGGAAGAAGCTTTAATATGTTGTAAAATGGCATTATGCCATTAAGAAATGTAAATATTGTACCAGGCTTTAACAAATCAGATACACCATCAGGAGCGGAAGGTCAGTGGATTGATGGGGACTTTATTCGTTTTAGATATGGTCAACCAGAAAAAATTGGAGGTTTTACTGCAATTGGACAAGAAACAATAGCAGGACCTGCAAGAGCACAGCATACTTGGAATGATTTAGAAGGTAGAAAGTACGCAGCCTTAGGTACATCGAAAGCGTTATACATTTATTATGAAGATAAGTTTTATGATATTACTCCGTTGGATACAGCTATCACAGGTGCAACTTTTGATTCAACTTCAAGCTCAAACACAGTTACTGTAAATAAAACTACACACGGTTTAGAGGTAGGTGAATATATAACTTTTACAAGTGTAACTATACCAGGCACATCTTCTTTTACTGCATCTGATTTTGAAGATTACACTTTTGAAATTTTAACAGTTCCAACAACAGGAACCTTTACAATACAAATGAAAACAACTGAAACAGGAACACCTATGTCTGCAGGGGGATCCGCAACTATAAACCCATATGTAGAAATAGGTCCGACCATACAAACCTACGGTTATGGTTGGGGTACAGGTACATGGAGTAGATTAACATGGGGCTCTGGAACTACATCTTCTAATGTTATTTTAGATCCTGGTTCATGGTCACTAGATAATTTTGGAGAACAACTTATTGCAACCATTAAAGATGGTAAAACATTTGTTTGGAATCCAGGTTTATCTAATCCTTTAGAGCAAAGAGCAACAATTATGACTGGCGCTCCAACTGCATCAAGATTAACTATTGTTTCGGACAGAGATAGACATGTTGTTCATTTTGGAACTGAAACCACTATTGGTGACACATCAACACAAGATCCTATGTTTATTAGATTTAGTGATCAAGAAAATTATAATGTTTATGAAGCAACTTCAGTAAATACAGCAGGTACATTTAGACTTGATACAGGTAACAAAATTGTAGCTGCGGTATCTGGTAAAGACTATAACTTAATTTTAACTGATCAGGCTGCTTATACAATGCAGTTTGTTGGTCCACCATTTACTTTCTCAATTAGACAGGTTGGTTCTAACTGTGGCTGTATTGGACAACATGGTGTTGTATATGCAGATGGTCAAGTATTCTGGATGGGTACAGGTGGAGGCTTTTTTAAGTTTGACGGTACAGTTAAACTACTTCCATCTTTAGTAGAAGACTTTGTATTTAGTACTACGGGAGATAATGTAGGTATTAATTATGCTTCTAATGAAATTATATACGCATCTCATAATTCTTTATTTAATGAAATAATATGGTTCTATCCTTCAGGTACACCTTTGAATAGTCCAGCAACACAAAACAATAGATCTGTAGTATATAACTATGTAGAAAATACATGGTCTACAATGAGTTTAGCTAGAAGCACTTATGCTGATGCTTCAACTTATGATAATCCATATGCAACAGAATACAGTACAACTGGTACACCTACCATTTCTAATTTAAGTGGAGCAACTAATACATTTGGTGCGTCGACTTATTTCGCTCAAGAAGTTGGAACTAATAAAATAGCACTTGATGGTACAGAAACTGCTATTGCAGCTTATATTCAGTCAGGTGATTTTGATTTACCAACAGATGGGGATGGTGAGTATTTACTAAGAATATCTAGATTTATACCTGACTTTAAAAACTTACAAGGAGATGCAATAGTCACTATTTTTTTAAAAGATTATCCTGTGAATACTGGTGCATCTTCACAATTAGGTCCTTTTACTATAAACTCTAGTACAGAGAAAATTGATACAAGAGCTAGAGGAAGATTAGCTAGTTTAAAAATAGCTAATACTGCTAATAATGAAACATGGAGATTTGGTACATTTAAAGCAGATATAAATGTAGATGGTAGAAGATAATGGCTAAAATAAACGTATATGTACCTGAACCTCCTAAAGAATATACTGAAGAAGGGTTTCGACAAATAAACCAAGCAATAGCAACAGTGGAGAATCAATTAAATACATCTTATCAGCAGGACTTGAAAAATGAACAAGATACGTTTAATTACTTTATGTCATGACAATAAGATACAAAAGCGATACATTTGATTTAACAACTACAAACGTCACAACTATTTTAACTTGCCCAAGTGATGCAACAATAATTGTAAAATCATTACAAACATCTCATCAAGCTGGAGGTACTGTTGTAGTAGATGCTTTTATTCAAAAATCAGGAGGATCTGATGTTGAAATAGCACATGATAGTTTATCTGCAGGTTTTTCAAATTTAGTTTTGTCAAGTTTAAATATGGAAGCTAGTGATATTTTAAAAATGCAAGCAGGAACTGCTAATGAAATTACAGGTGTTGTTAGTTATGCCCTTATAGACAGATCACAAGAAAATGGCTAAACAAAAATTTGTACACTTTGAACCAAGACCAAAGCCTCCTAAACGTCCAAGACGTCACACTAAGAGACTTAACAAAAATAAAAAAAGATGTTATAAAAAATATAATAGACAAGGAAGACCATGACACAAAAAACAATTATAATTAATGGTGAGGAAGTACCAGTTATTCCAGCAAAAGCTGAAGAAGAAATACTTAATAAAAGAACACAAAAGAAATACGCATCAAAGGAAGAGTTTGATGCAGACGTTGCAGATTCTAATACAGATACTGTAAACGAAGATTTACAAATCAATCAAAAAATAACAGTTGCATCTTTACAGGTTTTTGGTAAAACCAAATAATGAAACCATACGGTGGAACTGAAATTCAGTTTGATTATCTTAGAAAACATGTATCTGCTGCACTGATTGATTCTGTGCAAATAACTACATCTGTTCCAGAAAAAATACCCTTAGATCCTGTTAAATCAAATATTTTATGGATTAAAAATTCTTACGATCAGCCAAATTTACAATCTTGGTTTCAAAACAAAGATAATCATTCTAAGTATGATTGGTATGTATTTAACTCTCATTGGACTTATGAAAAGTATAGATACTTTTTTAAGATTCCTGAAGATCGTAGTACAGTTATAAAAAATGCAATTGACTACGATGAATTAAAATTAAAAACAGATTTTAGTCCTAAACCAAAAGTTAAGATGTGCTATATCTCAACACCATGGAGAGGTTTAGAAGTAGCTTTAGCTGCAATGGAAGCTATAAAAGATCCAGACATAACACTTGATGTATATTCAAGCACAATCATTTATGGAACATCCTTCCATAATCAAAACGATAAAGGATATGAAAAATTATATGAAAAGGCTAAAAGTTTACCTAATGTAAATTATATGGGTTACTGTCCTCATGATGAGTTAGTAGGTAAATTAAAAGAGTATGATGTTAATTGTTTTCCTAGCATATGGGAAGAAACATTTTGTATATCTGCTATGGAATCATTAGCAGTGGGTCAGTTGTTAATAACCACGGATCTCGGTGCTATACCAGAAACTTGTGCTGAGTTTCCTATCTATATTCCATACACACCTGATAAAGCAAAATTAACAATTCAATTAGCTGAATGTATTTTACAGTGTAAGGAAATGTTAAAAAATGATTTATCTTGGGGTTTAAAATTTCAACAGGAATATTATCAAAGATTTTATGATTGGAAGGTGATAGGAAGATTTTGGAATGATTTCTTGAAAGGAGCGCTCACTGTCAAACGAAAACAAAAATAATCATTTAATGGTTTGTACTCCTGTACATTCAGAAGTATCAATACATTTTGCTAAAGCTTGTTTAGATTTACAGAAAGAATGTATTTTAAATAAGATTAAAATAACTTTTCAATTAATGAAGTCTTCTCTAGTTACCCAAGGTAGAAACTTATGTGCTTCTGCTTTTATGAACTCTGATGCAGATAGAATGGTTTTTATAGATAGTGATATGGATTTTTCTACAAGATCTGTTTTAAGACTATTTAATTCACCACATGATGTATCACTAATACCTTATCCAATGAAAACAGTAAATTATAGTAAATTTCAAAATGATTTAAAAAGAAGACCTGATGATCTTCCTAATACTATGGGTCATGTATATCCTGTAACTGTAAAAGATCCTGAAAACATAGAACCAAAAGATGGCTATATCGAAGTAGAAAGAGGACCTACAGGCATGATGATGATTAAAAGGTCGGTGTTTGATGCTCTAGAAAAAGAATATAGTCAACTTAATATTGTACAAAAAACTATGGTCAATGGAGAGTTAGTAGAAAGACCTCATTATTATAATTTCTTTGATTCATACTATAGTCCTAAGTCTAAAACTTATACTGGTGAGGACTTTTATTTCTGTAAATTATGGACATCTATGGGTGGTAAAATACATGCTCTTATAGACGAAGAAATAAGCCATGTAGGAGAATATCATTATACAGGTAAGTTTATGGACGACTTTACAAAAGTTGAGTGATATTGAAGAATACCTTTATATAAGTTAAAATACCATAATAACTAGTTAAAATTATTATGGATCCATTTACTATAGCATTAGCAACCTTTGGGATACAAAAGCTTAGAGGTAAATCAACAAACAGAGCATTAAGAGACGCTGCAATAGCAGGAGGAATAGGGCAATTTGCAGGAATGGCAGGTTTAGGTCAAGGAACAATGGGTAGATTTGCACCACAAGCATTCGGTTCAATTGGTAACACAGTGGGAACAGCAGGAATGACGATACCTCAGCAAATGGCTGCAACACCTGTCGGGGGCGGTTTAGAAAGATTAATTGGTAAACCTGGTATGACAGCTGAACAAGTTAAAACTGCAGGTTTAGAAGGTGAAGCTGCTAAGAAAGCTATGGAAGGTTATGGATATAGAAGTTTTTCTCCAGGTGCACAATTAGGTTTAGGTTTAGGGGCAACAACTTTATTAGCAGGTGAGGATGATACCGAAATGCCAGCAGGAACTAAACCTGAAGATTATGCTGCAGCTAAAGAAAAAGCAGATAAACAATTAGAAAATATTTTAGATACCTATGATTATGAAGGCGAAGCAGCAGGTGTTTCACCGTATTCATATCAACAAGGTAATTCATTGTTCACATTTAATAAAGGTGGAATTGCAGAAGTAAGAAAATTTAATTCAGGTGGTATTAATTATTTACCATCTAAAACAGATCATGATGAAAAAGATGTTAACAATTATGTAAGGGCTATGGGCTATGTAGAAGATGGTTCAGGTAATGGTGACAAAGATGAAGACACTATGTTAGCTCAGTTAGCAGATGGAGAATTCGTATCGAGAGCGGATGCAATTTTAGGAGCAGGTATTATGGAAGGTGCTGATCCTAAAAGTTTTAAGGACATGAGAAAAAAAGGAGCAGCATTCTTTTATGGCCAACAAGCTAAGTTCAAACGAATATTTGATTTATTAGATGAAGCCAGAAAAGAAGCAAATTAAAAAAGAAGTCGGTGTTTTACCCATCGACGGCAAAAAACTTAATGAGTATTGGTCACTTGTTGAGTTTATGTTGAGAGAAGGTCTGAAGTATGATGGTAACCCCATGAATATTGAAGACTTAAAAGAAGGAATTGAACAAGGAGCCTATCAGCTTTTTATGATGTTTGGCTCTGATGATGGTGAGAAGTACAAAGTGTTCGGTGTATTTGTCACTAGAATAATGATTTTACCGAACTACAAACAATGTGAAGTCATATTGTTAAAAGGAGAAAAAAGAGAATTATGGCAAGACGAGGCTGCAGACACGATAGAAGACTTTGCAAGATCGGAAGATTGCAAAATGATAGCAGTGCATGCAAGACCTGGTTGGAAAAAATTTTTAGGAACTAAAGAATGGCAAGTAAAAAGATATTTATATACAAAGGAGTTAAAATAATATGAGTTTCATCTTCGGAGGCGGGGGTGGTGGTGGCTCCAATTCAGGAACACAAGTTTCAATTGCAAGAGAAGCACCAGAAGTAGAAAGCCGTAAGCTTGCCTTATATGATCAGGCAGCTAAACTAGCATCTACTCCTGTAGGCATACCTGCGTTTCAAGTTGCAGGACCTAGTGGTTTAGAACAAGCAGGATTTACACAAGCAGGAACAACAGGTGTTGGAGCACCAACAACAACTGCTGGAATTGGATCTGTGCTTGGTGCACAACAAACTGCTGCAGGAGCTCCTAACATAGCGCAATTTATGAATCCATATCAACAATACGTTACTGATGAAATTGCAAGACAAGGTCAGATGGCACAAAACCAATTATCTGCACAAGCTGTTGGAGCAGGTGCATTTGGTGGTGCAAGAGAAGGTATACAAAGAGCAGAATTACAAAGAGCAACTCAAGCAAACATTGGACAGGCTTTACAATCAGGATTTGGTCAAGCTTTAGGTGCAGCGCAGGCTCAACAACAATTTCAAACAGGTGCACAAATGCAAGCAGGACAATTATTAGGAGCTTTAGGTGGTCAACAACAAGCAATGCAACAAGCTGACATTGCAAGTTTATTACAAGCGGGTGGAGTACAAAGAGCACTTGGTCAACAAGCTTTAGATGCACAAAGACAAACACAATTAGCTAGATCATACGAACCTTATCAAAGACTAGAGTTCTTAAAAGGTATCATGACTAACTTACCAACATCACAGTCTGCCGTAACAGCGACCACGGCACCAGGAACTAATCCACTAGCTCAGGCTGCTGGAACAGGTATCGGTGCGTATGCTGCTTACAACATGGCGCAAAGGAGATAGACAATGGCAATACCTTTAATAGGTGCAGGTTTGATGGGTTTAGCAAACTTAGGACGAGGCGCAGTTGCAGGATACAGAACACTTAGAGGTATTCGTGCAGCCAGAGCTGCCGCAGGTCAACCTATGGGTTTTCAAAGAGGTTTAGGTGCAATTCAAAAAGGTGAAAGAAAATTATTTAAAAAATCTCCACTAACTGCAGGAGGACTTGAAACAGCATTAACTGCTCCTATTGCAGCAGAGGGTTTAGGAGATGTAGCAAGAGGAACTATGGAAGGAGACTATGGTCAGGTTGCATCAGGATTAGGTGGCCTAGCTTTATCAGTTCCGTTTGTAGGAAGAGGATTAAGAATGGCAGGTGCTAGTAAAAAAATACCAAGTTCAATAAGTCAGCCTTTATATCAAACAGGTAAAGGCGTACAGCAAAGAACACCAAAAGGCACTATACCAGCTGGATTTGCATTATTAGGTACAGGTGCATTAACCGAAAGAGATGATGTACAAGCTGAGGAACCTAGAGTTCTAGGAGATCCAGTACAAAATGTTTTAAGAGCAGTAGAAGCAGATAAAGCAAATATTGGTAAAGCAACTGAAATAGATGGTAAGACAGTTGTTATTGGATCACCTGAATATAAAACTATTGCTAAACAAAAATTAAACGAAGCTTATAAACAAATGGAAGGTGGAGAAAGAAAAACTTCTGTAACTGCTGATCAACTTGCATCTACATTTGATTTTGATTTAACTGAAACAGGCGGTGTACCAACTGTTAATGAAGCAGCCTTACCTCCAACTCCTAAACCAGATGATATGAATGCGGGAGAAATTGATTTTGTAGCTAAGAAACAAGAGAGTGATGCAGCTAGAGGACAAAAGATTAAAGAAAAAATGTTAAGAAGTCAGGAAGCTGATGAGTTTAATAAATTTTATAATAGAATTACAAATCTAACAGGCGGTAATGATCAAACATCGAACTTGTTATTATTAAAATTAGCAACAGGATTAATGTCAGGTAAAACTGCACAATCAGGTGTAAGAGGATTTTTAGATGTAGCAGGTCAAGCTGGTGGTGGAGTAGCTGATACTGCACTTGCTTTATTCTCTAAAGAACAAGACAGAAGAAAAGATTTAGCGGTTGCTTATCTTAAAGCTAAAGAAAAAGAAGGTGGTGCAGGTTTAATTAAAGCTGCAAAAGATAGAAGAACAGTTTTAGTTAGAGATCCTAATTTACCTTTTAAGAAAAGAACTGTTGAAATTGGAATGGATAAAGAAAGAGGAACTGATGTTATGTTTGTTCCAACTCCAGACGGTACAGGAACAATGGCTGTACCTATGAAATATACTGAATACACAACTGTAACTCCAAAAGAATCACAATTAAGAAAACAAAGAAATCAGTTAAACAGTATTGCACAAGGTTATGATTTTGCTAAGACAGTTTTGAAAATGCCTGATGGTACTTTTGGTTTAACAGGTAGAGGAAAACTTGCTTTAGAAAAAGCAGGTTCAGTAGTTGGTGATGTTTTTGAATTATTTGGAGCTGATTTATCTTCTGCGAGTGGTAATAGAGATGCAGAGATTGTTGAATTAATTACTGAAATACCTGTTGATGACGCTGGAAATCCTAAATACGGTACAGCTGCAGAAAGAAAAGAAACACAAAAGGTAGTTAATCAGTACAAAAGTGAAATTAGAGAAATACTTAGAGGTGTAGGACCTAATACACCTGATGCTGAATTAGATAACATTACTAGAGCAAGACTAATTGAAACTAGAATGAAGTACATTCTTGCAAATGCAAATAAATCTGAAGACCGATTAACAAGAGCAGACGTTGATGACGCTGCCGCTAGTACAAAAATACTTGGTTTAACAACTGGTGAAGATGAAGTCAGATCTTCTTACAGAAACTTAATGAAAGACTTAGAAGATCAATTTAGAAGAATTGCTGATAACTATATTGAGGGGGGTGGATCTGAACAGTTCCTATTACAAAGTTTTCAAAACATGCCACAAATTGCAAACATAAATGCAATGTATAGTAATCAACAGTTTCAACAAAACGTAGCTCAGAATATGGATCAAACAATTGGGACGATTGAATAATGGCCACCTATGAAGAATTACAAAAAAGGTTAGATAATAAAACATTTGACACTTCAAAGTTAAATCCAGAACAAAGAAGTGCAGTAGACCTTGCTTTGCAATCAGGAAAATTAAAAGGCTACGCTAGTGTCGATGAGATAGAAAGAGAAAGAACAATAGGATCTAAATTAGTTGCAAGAGAAAAAGAAAAAAGAGCTCAGCCTTTTACAGAAGCAACAAGAGGTATTTCACCTTTCTCAGATGAAGGGATAACAAGATCTGATCTAGAACTTACAGGAGACGTTGCAGGAGGAGGTCTTGTTTATGTAAAAGACATGCCTAAAATTGTATCTGCTTTTCAAAAGGATCCACAATCTCAACTTGGTATAGATAAAATAAGAGCAGCAGCTACTAAATTTGATAAGTTAGAAAGAGCATTAGATAAGCTTCCTAGAAAAGGAGCCTTTGGTATTTTAGCGAATACAGCTAGAGCAATAGCAAGAGTAGGAGATGGTTTTAGAACTGTTGCAAAAGCACCTTCACAATTATTAGTGACAGAAGCTAAAGCTCAATTAGCAAGTGCAGGTGGAGCCGGTGCAGGCTCTGTATTATATGATATTGCAAATGTAGCGACTGATTTTCAAACTGCAGCTAATAATGATTTAGGGAATATATCTAATAATGAAATTCAAAAATTACCTTATGCTCAACAAGTGTTAGTTCACTCTACTGAAGCTATGCGTAATGCATTATATTTTAACTTATTTGGTTCATCTTTAGCACCAATATTAGGAACTACTTTAAGAGGTTTCAAAGGCATATTAGGATTAGGTCCAGAATCAAAAGAATTAGCTGAAGCAGGTTTAAGAAGAGGTGCACCATTGAGTGCGGCTACAGTTGCACAAGAAGAAAAACTTGGTGGAAGATTTGTAAGATTTTTTGAAAAAGTATTTGGAGTCTTTCCGTTTGCTAACGTATTTGCTAAATCACAAAGAGCAAGAGTTGAAAAACAATTATTTACTGCAATGTTAGATGAAGTTTATTCAAAAGCTCCATTTGAACATTTAGCTATGTTGCAATATCAATTTTTACCAGGTTTACAAAAAAACTTTATGGATTATCAAAAAACTATACGATCTCAATTTAAAGTTTTAGATACAATAGCAGAAAAAATGAATAATCCTGCTTTTATTCCTACAAAAGAATTAAAAGAAGTTGCTGAAAGTTATATAAAAAGTTTAGAGGAAGGATTACCAAGACAAATGGTTGGTAGAACAGAACCTTCTTATGGTCAAGGTATTCCAGAATACATGGCAGCTAAAATGAGGGGTTCAGGTTTTGATGATGCTTTAATTGATGTTGTAAACAAAATTAGATTTATAGATGATCAAATTACTCCAAGAGAGTATGAGGGTATTATGAGAACTCTTACACAAAACATTGCAGCAACAAATATGATGGATCCTCAAAGATTAGCTTTTTCTTTAAGAACTGCTGCTAAAAATGGGTACAACTTAGTAGGTAATCCAGATAATGTTCAAGCGTATTTAAATAGCTCTAACTTTAAACAACAGTATGATGACATATTAGAATCTACAGGTAGAGAAGCTGCTGAGAATTTTAGAATTAATACGATGAATGATATGAAAAAGTTCTACGATGAGTTAGAAATAGCTAATGCATACATGAGCACAGTTATTGGACCACGTGGTTTTGGGTCTGCTACTGCAAAAAAAATTATAAATAAATCATCTAATATTTTTTCTGTGAAAGGTGTAATGAATCAATTACCTGTTAAGGTAACACCAGATAAAATGTGGGATAACGTTCTTAAAACTGAATTTACAAATGGGTCTGCAGATGGAATTAAAGAACTAAGATTTCTATTTGGAGTTGATAACCCAAATTTTAAAGCTGGAAATGAATTATTTAACAGAGCACGATCAAGATATATTTGGGATGCTTTTTTTAAATCATTTGATAAACAACCTGAAATAGCTGGTAGAACAATTGCAGATAGAATGGCTGAGGCTGAAAGAGTAGGGGCAGTAAACTTTGCAGGGAAACAAGATGTATTTGAAATGGCAGGAACTAAAGACCTGGAGGCAATTACAAGATTAGATCCTGTATTAGCCCAAAGATATAAATTGGGTGAAGTGAATGCAATGGATTATAAAATTAAAGCAGGTGAAGCAGGTAAATTTAATATTAAAAAATTTAGAGAAGCAATGGGTTATACTGATGAGGCAAGTAAAGAGGCATCTATGGCTAAGTGGACAGAGATGTTTGGTGGTGGTACACAAGGTAGAGCTGCTGCCAATGATCTAAGAGAAATGATCGACTTACTTGATGCAGAGTACGGTAAATTAATTTCTGATTCACAACAATTTATTATGAGACGTTTAATTTTAGGTGGCTCAGCTGCAGGTGCCTTTATTGCAGCGGGTGGGACTTTAGCGACTGCAATTCCTTTTGCAGCACTACTTGGTATGGGTGGATATTTATTATCTAGTCCTAAAGCATTAAGTTTAATGTTAGATGTTTACACAGATATGCAAAGATTTGATAAGTTAGGTAAAACAATGAGTCCAACTAATATGCCTAAATCTATGATGAGATTATTAAACTATCTAGCTGAAGAAGATAAAGACTTTCCTAATGTAGATCCTAAGAAAGTAGATTTTGAAGAAGTGACTGATTACTTAATTAATAAAAATATTTTAGTACCAGAACTTGGTTTTACTCCACAAACATTGAGACCAAGTGAAAAAGATAGAATGTATCCTGAACTTGAAACAATAGATAGAAGTTCACAAGAAGAAGATGTAGCTGGTGTAAATTATTTAGATGGTTTTGATAAAGGGGGAGCAGAAGCTACAGCAGTGGCAAATGCAAGACCACAACAAGCTTATGTACCTCCGCCTGCATACCAGACTTTAGTTGACCCACAGTATTTAGGGGGACAAGTTACACAACCAATTAATCAACAGCAATACCAAAGTTTATTTCCTAACGATCCATTAGGACAAGCAATTGCTAACCAACCTAACAGAGGACAATAATGGCTAGAAGAAAATCTGCAATTGATAGAATAGATCACCATGAAAAAATATGCAGATTAATGCAAAAGCAAACATTTGAGAGAATAGATCGAATGGAAACAAGAATAGCTAGAATGGAAAAATGGATCGTTGGTGGATGCGTGGCAATAGTTTTAGCTGTACTTTCAAATCATTTATAGTATATAGATCGGATGAAAATCATCCGGGAAGAAACAAAATTCACTATTACAGATTACAAATGGGATAACCGATACTCATACAGTAATTACTTTAGAGACGACGACCACGGACCACGAACCTACAAAGTAGGAGAAAAGAAGGTTCCTTCAGTTACAACCATATTATCAGCCACACAATCTCCAGAAAAGAAAGCATCTTTGGACGCCTGGAGAGAAAGAGTCGGCTATCAAGAAGCACAACGAATCATGAACCAAGCTGCCGTAAGGGGTACAGAAATGCATTATGTACTAGAAAATTACATAAATGGCGTAGGATACTTCAATTTATCAAAAGAGGGTGCTCAGGCCAGGTTGATGGCTCATCGCGTAATAGAGGACGGCTTAGGCCCATTAACGACTATATTTGGTAGTGAAGTAAACCTAGCATATGAAGATCAATGGGCTGGATCTACTGACCTGGTAGGGTTATATGAAGATAAACCTACAATCATAGACTTTAAACAATCAAATAAACCTAAAAAAGAAGAGTGGATTGAAGACTATTATTACCAAATTGCAGCATATAGTTTAGCACATAAGAAACAACATGGCGAGATCTTGCAAGGGTTTATAGCTATCTGTACTAAAGACTTATTGTTTCAAGGATTTAAAATGGATCAATCTAAACTATCGGAGTATGAAGATAAATGGTTTAAAAAGGTTGACCAATATTACTCTACTTTAGCCATTTCTTAACTTCTTCGCCTAGAGTTTGAGCGGATAATTTCATTTTTTTATCCAAGGCGCTAACTATAAATTCATCTATAGTTCTCTCTGCCATTAGGTCAATATAAGTTACATTTTTCTCTTGACCGATTCTATGAGCTCTGTCTTCAGATTGTTCACGTACTTCCAAATTATACGAATTAGAGAAGTACACAACATAGCTAGCAGCTGTAAGAGTAAGACCATAGCCACCGGTGGAAGGATTACCAACAAAATAACGGCAGCTATCATCATCCTGAAACCTTCTAACCGCTTCTTGACGATCAGTCGTTGACACTTCTCCAAAAATAGAAACCACAGACTTATCACCGTATTTCTCCTTCAGTTTACTAATAATCGTTTTTATGTTTTGTACATAATTAGCCCATATTATAAACTTTCCATCGGACTCCTCCAATATGTTAAGTAATTCTTTTATCTTAGGACAATCATCAAATACTTGTACTGTACCATCATCTGAATTAACAAATCCATTTGCTACCTGATGTAGTCTAAGTATTTCTGTAAGTTTATTTTGAAAGCTAACTTCATCTTGATTAATGATCGCATAAGCAAATTTTTTCAATCTTTCATACACTTCAGCTTGTTTGACACTTAGGGTTACTCTTCTAACAGTGTAAAGTTTATCTGGTAAATCTAAACAATCTTTTTTCTTTACTCGATAAGAAAAGGTTTTTAGTTTGTCGGTAAGTTCTTCAAGATTAGTATAATATTTAGGAAATAACATTTGTTTACCACCCATTTCAATCTGTTGCATTACTGCATATCTAGCCCTAAATGTAAAAAAAGATGTAAAACCTAAAAGATCTGGACTTAGGAATTCACATTGTGTATAGAGATCTAATGGAGATTTTGTTATTGGTGATCCCGTTAGTATACGTTTGTACGCTACTAGCTTCCCTAATTTACAAATGTTTCGTGTTCTTTTTGCTGTTCTGTTTTTTATTGTGGTGGATTCATCTAGAATCCAAAGCATCTTCTGACCATGATACTTAATTAATTCTGATATAATATTAACTCCACTTTTGTGACTAAGAGCTTCAACATTTATAAGATGCCAAATAAGTTCACCTTTACCATAAACATTTTTATCTTTGTGCACATGTATTTCTGAAGAGATACTAGAATGTACTTCTATTTCTTTTATCCAATTACGATAGACTGAATTAGGTGCAACAACCAAGACATGAGTAATAGCGCCAGTAGTATAAAGATAGTTTGCATTATCAATTGCAACTTTAGTTTTGCCTGTACCCATTTCCATAAAATAAGCATAGGCTCCCCACTTGGCACCTTTTTGTAAAGCTGTTCTTTGATGTTCAAATGGTTTTGTTTTATATTCAAATTTTTTCATGTTTCGTCCTTCTATGCATTTTGATGCATCAGAAAAATAATTATATTTTTTTCTTGACGATGTCAAATTATTATTTTACATGGCATCAAGGAGGTCACTATGGACTTAGAACAAATATCAAAGAGTATTACTCTTGATACAACAGCAATGGAAGATATTGCCACTGCCTGTAATAAGTTATTGGACGTTCAGAAGGAAGTATCAGAGCTAGAGGACAAACTAAAAAAGAAAAAAGAAGAAGAACTGAAACTTTCTGAACAAGATATACCAAACTTAATGCAGAAAGCTGGTGCAGCTTCTATTAAACTTACAGACGGAACCGCAGTTGAAATCAAACCATACTATGGTGCGAGAATACCTGCGTCTCGAACTGAAGAAGCTTTTAATTGGCTTCGTGAAAATAATTTTGCGGATCTAATTAAAAACAATGTAACATTAACCTTTGGTCGTAATGAGGACAACGTAGCAAAATCTATAGTTGACGATTTGCGAAATAAAGGGCATAATGTTAAGCAAGCCGAAAAGGTAGAACCGATGACTCTTAAAGCTTTCGTAAGAGAGCAAATTGAAAAAGGGAAAGACGTTCCTGCCGATTTATTCGGTGTTTATGTAGCAACACGAACAAAGTTAACAACGAAGGAGTAACATGCAAAACGCAAAAGATGCAGCTAATAGTGTAGCTGTGAAAAAAGAAGCGGGTGTTCCAACGCAATTTAATTTGGAAGAGTTAGCAGGACAAGGACAAGAATTTGTCACTGCAAGGGATACTAAACTCCCAATCTTAAAAATCCTTTATAGCAATTCACCTGTACTTGACGAATCAGATGGCAAGTATATTGAAACTGCTAAGCAAGGAGACATTTACAACGAAACATCTGGAAGTCTTTACAAAGGTAAAGATGGATTAATTGTTGTACCATGTTTATATATAAACACGTTTAATGAGTGGAAAGACAGAGGCGATAGTCCTGGAAGACCAGTTGGTATCCATATGGATCCATCAATCATGTCTCAAACATCGAGAGGTGATGACGGTAAAGACAGACTAGAGAATGGTAACTATGTAGAAGATACAGGTAACCATTTTGTTTATGTCTTAGATAGTGATTACAATCCAGTTGAGACTGCATTGATCTCTATGAAATCTACTCAGAAAAAGAAGAGTAAGACTTGGAATTCTATGATGCAGAGTCGTAGAATGAAGGGTAAGAAAGGTTTCTTTACTCCACCGTCTTGGGCAACAGCCTATAGACTAAAAACAACTAAAGAGAGTAACTCACAAAACTCTTGGTACGGTTGGGTCATTGAGTTCGATAGATATCTAGATGATCCAAAATTGTCGGGTACATTAGAATCGACAAAAGCGTTTTATGAGTCCGCTAAGCAAAGCGATATCTTTGGTAAAGTTGACTTCGGTAAAGAAGGATCTGCTGATGCTAAGCAGGTTACAGATCAAAGTACACCGTTCTAATGCAAAAAGAGTTACTTCAATTATTTGAAGGAGACTCTTCCCAATACTTGTCCATCTCTCTGACGGGAGAGATGGATGAGCGGGGCAAGAGAAAAGCTTCATACACCACGGTACACGAACCAGTCACAGAAGAACTATGGAAAGGTCATGTGGATGGTACACAACAAATAGGTATAAGACCAGAAAATGGAGACAAGCTTAAATGGTCTTGTATAGATATAGATCCAGCTAACTATAAAGAATACACATCTAAAAAGTATGTAGATATCATAAGAGATTTTGAATTACCATTAGTGCCTGTAAAATCTAAATCAGGCGGATTACATTTATTTATTTTTTTCAGTGATTGGGCTGATAAACAAAAAGTTAAAGATAAGTTAGAAGAAATTAATAAAGAATATTTTTTATCAAAAGAAGTATTTCCATTAAACAAAGGCGTAGGTATGCCATACTTCAACGCAAATGCTGCAGTTGAATATGCATTTGATGATACTAACACTCCGTTGATGTTAGGTGGGTTTTTAGAACTTGCAAAAAAGAAAACAATTAAGCCAGAAGAATTTTTTAAATATAAAGTTACAGAATACAATGCTGAAACAGATTGGAGAGATTATCCGCCATGTGTTCAGAAAGTAATACAGGAAGGTTGGACAGGCGATAGAAATAATATGTTGTTTAATGTTTGTGTTACTGAAATGAAAAAAGCAGAAGGTAATCTTACAGTTAGACAATTAAAAGATATCGCATGGGAAAGACAAAAAACTATATTTGGATCTCATCCAAAAGGTCCGTTAAAAAGAAATGAAAGTGATGGCACTGCTCAATCTGTTCATACAAAAGGCTATGAATACTTTTGTCCACCTAAACATAATTTTGTTGCTTCCATATGTGATAAAGAAACTTGTAAGCTTAGAAAACTAGGTATTGGTGTCCAGGCGCCAGATATTAAAAATGAATTTGAGAACTTAACTTACACTGAAGATTCAAAAGGTATTATATATGAATGTGATTTTAGAGATAGGCACATTACTTTTAAACCTGAAGATACTAAAGATGAGAAATCATGGAGAGTATGTTTAGCTAAATACAGAATATTTTGGTTGACATTACCAAGACCCAAAAAAGGACCAAGTCCATTTGAGTTATTGATGAAACATTTATTAGAGTCTGCAACAGAGAATACCGCATTTAAATATGAAGATACCAAAGAAGAAGAGAAATACAATACTCTTAAAATATTCTTTGAAAGTACAATTGAACAAGATGATTTTACTAAACTTAAAGATGGTTATACGGTATTAGATAGTAAAGATAACGTCTGTTACTTTAAACGTAATACCTTGGCTGACTTTTTAGAAAAAAGGAAAACACCATTTAGAAGCGTTAATGCAGCTGTGAGATTATTAGAATGTAAAAAACATGATTTCTTTGAAGGTGAACGTAATGTATGGTATGTAGAAATGCCTGAGTTTGTTAACCACCAAAAGATTAAACCTAAAAACCAACAACCAGAACTTAGTGAGATGGATGATGAGTACCACAGCAAATTTAGGACTCCAGAAACAAAAACAGATTTATCGAAAAACGATTAAGATCTTTGGTCCACCAGGTACAGGCAAGACCTGGACATTGATTGAAAGAGTTGTAAAAAAATATCTTAAAAGAGATATAGATCCAGAAAAAATTGCATTTATATCTTTTACTAATAAAGCTGTAGATACTGCAAAGATAAGAGCATTAGAAGCTTTTCCGCATTTAGATAGTAAATCATTTTCAAGATTTAGAACGCTGCACTCATACTGCAGAAGATATTTTGAGGAAGAAATATTTGATACAAAAGATTGTATGATTGATTATGCACTAACTAATAATTTTGTAAAAAGATCTGACAATAGATTATCTCAAGATAACTTTACTTATTCTGATTGGTCACTTGGTATTTATGATAAAGCAAGAAACTTATTAGAGGATCCTGTATTAGTTTACAAAAGAGAATCACAAAAGAAAGATAACTTAGATGTATTCACAAGAAAGATAAGTACATACGAACATTATAAAACTGGTGGTGGTGAGAGATCATTCTTAGACTTTACTGATATGATTGAAAGAGCTTTACACGAGGTAGAATTTCCAAAGCTGGAAGTATTAATACTTGATGAAGCTCAAGACTTTACTCCATTACAATGGTCATTGATCTATAAGATGTCTGATAATGTAAAAAGAATTTATCTTGCAGGAGATGATGACCAAGCAATCTATCAATGGAATGGTGCAGATACAAAATATTTTACAAAATATTTCCCTGGACGAAAAGTTGTATTGCGTAAGACCAGAAGATTTGGACAAGCCATACACCAATTTTCTCAGATAGTTAGAAAAGGTATTTTAGATAGTGTTGATAAAACATTTGAACCTTTAGTTAAGGAAGGAATTGTTAAAAGATATTTAAGTTTTAAAGAGATACCATTTGAAAAAGATAAAGGTAAATGGTTTTTACTTGGTAGAATACATACAACTGTAAATGAATTAAAAGCATTAGCTAAAGATGCAGGTATATATTTTGCAGATAACAAAGGTCAAAAGTCTTTTGATATGAATCAATGGCAAGCTATCAAAGCCTGGACAGCTATCTCAAACGGTAGAGAGATAATGAAAAAAGAAGCTGAGGCTATGTTTAAATACATCAGAGAAGTTACGGATCCAGATTATAGAACTCCTAAGTTTTGGTCTAAAGAACCAGATTATAAACGATATGATTTTACTGCACTCAAAGAATGGTGTGGATTAGATTTACCTGATGAAGCACAAAAGAAAGCTTGGTGGTGGATATTAAGACGTAACTTTAAACCAAGACAGGTAATTTATT